CATATTCACAATTTTAACAAAATCATAAATGATAATAATATTCCAATTTCTAATATAATAAAAAGAAAAAAAGTATTACTAAATAAGAATGTTGTTGTTTCAATATCTATCCCAGATACATTAGATAAACATTTGACTGAATATATAGGTATTATTATCAATAATAATGACAGTGATATTCATCAAGATAACGAGGTAGTACTTCGTTGGGCATCTGAATATGGTTATTTAGATATTGTTAAATGTCTAATTAAATATGGAGCCAACATTCATGCATGTGATGATTATGCACTTCGATTGGCTTCTTATAATGGTCATTTAACTGTTGTAGAATATCTTATAGCACATGGAGCCAATATTCATGCTAGAAACGATGGAGCGCTTCATTCGGCATGTCAATATGGCCATTTAGCTGTTGTCAAATGTCTCATATCACACGGTGCCAATATTAATGTTCAGAATGATGCACTTTATTATGCATCTTCAAATGGTCACTTAGCAGTAGTTAAATATCTAATTGAACATGGAGCTACTATTAATAATGATAATTATGCACTTCGAATGGCATCTTTACACGGTCATATAGATGTCGTTAAATATCTTACTAATTATAAACCGAATAAATTAATATAATGCATGACCAACCAACCAAACTAAATAAATAAAATTGAATTTAATATTATTCATTATAATAATATAAATTATTGTATACTAACTAGATATGGACAATTATATGGACGTATGTCATATTCACACTAATCAGCCATATAAATGTGTATGTAAGGACATTCCTCATTGTGATACATGTTGTGATGTATGCTCATGTGTTAACTGTATGGAATTAGATGATTGGAAGAAACAAGCATTAATAGAAATGCAAAAATTTGAAGAGAAATTATATAATAAAATTAAAGGATTAAATTGTATGGTGGATATGACTAATTATAATAGAGAAATTACAAAGCAAATAGAAGATATAATTGATACAATTTATGTAGATATTAGCCATATTCACAATTTTAACAAAATCATAAATGATAATAATATTCCAATTTCTAATATAATAAAAAGAAAAAAAGCTATATTAAATAAGAATGTTGTTGTTTCAATATCTATCCCAGATACATTAGATAAACATTTTATTGAATTTATAAATAATATCAGATATGACGGTGATATTCATGCTAACAATGATCAAGCACTTTATAGGGCGGCCATTAATGGACACTTGGATGTTGTTGAATGTCTGATTAAATATGGAGCCGATATTCATGCTTCTAATAATAGATCTCTTATAAATGCATCTTATTATGGTCGTTTATCTGTTGTAGAATATCTAATAGCCCATGGAGCTGATATTCATGCTAACGAAGATAGTGCACTTATATATGCATCTGAGAATGGTCATTTAGATATTATTAAATGTCTTATATCTCATGGCGCTAATGTTCATGCTCGCAATGACTTAGCACTTCGCTGGGCATCTGAAAATGGTCATACAGCTGTCATTAAACTACTTACTAATTATAAATAAATTAATATACATTATTTTATTTATAATTAGTAAGTAGTTTATTAATTAAAGATCGAACATAACCAACCAACCAATCAACCAATCAACCAATCAACCAACCAACCAAATTAAAATTAATTTATTTTCTTTTTTTTCAACTAATTTTTTTTTATTTTTTTATTGAAATATCAAATCTATACTCAATGATGTCAACAAATAAATCATCTAATAAACAGCTTCCTTTTTTCGAAATTGGGAATAATGTCAATTTTACTAATGTCAATTATGATGTTACACCAGGAAGACTTAAATTAATCGATGAAAGAACTTACAGTTTCTGGAAAGATTATTGTAATGAAGTTCAAACTAAACGACTATCATTTGGAGAAAGATTGAAACATCATATGCCTATCGTAGTAAATATTTATTTATCATTTTCAAATATTATCGAGAATTTTCAACATGAATTATGGGGATTTATAATGGAGATGGTATACTCATTCCAATGTAGTATATTCGAATATCTCAAACAGCCAGATGACCAACCAAATATTTTAACATGTTGTATCTTATCTCCCAATAAACATTTTATGAATAGAGATGGATTCATTACATATCATTATAGACTTCAATTCCCATATTGTAGATGTTCGCCAAAATTTCAAGAGAAGACGATCCTACCAGATGTATTACAAAATTGCAGACAAAATAATATCTTAGAAAAAATAGATATAAATCCAGAAAATGATCTAAAAGATATTATTACATTACCAGTTGAATCAGTGCCTTTATACGGCTCTTCAATTAATCCAAAACATTCCAATTTAACACTTACAGCTATATTACATAATATTACAGATATAGATTTAGATTCACAATATGAATTAATTGATGAACGATTAATTACAAATTTATCAGATGTTTTCGATCCCCATCTTCATTACCACGTAGAATCAAACATGATCGATCGAACAGTAGCTCAATTTGACGAATTCTCATTAGATTTTTGGATTCCTATGTTCCTCAGTCTCAATTATTACACAAAAGTAGTACAACCTAAACAAATCGAAACTCAAATCCCAACAACTCCAAATTCCGTTGAGTTTGGTGTCGAAACTCACGAAGGACAAGCTATTTTCGAAAATTTAATAGGATTAGTCAAACCTAACAGATTCCATTCAGAATCAGGATGGACAGAACTAGGAAAATGTCTTCATTATATTTATAACGGACATCATAGAGGAAAATCTATCTGGATGGATATCACATCTAAACATACATCATTCAAAGCCCAAGAATGTAATAATAAATACGATAGATTCACAAAGAAACCATTAATTACTCATAAAACAATCGCTTGGTACGCAAAAGAAGATAATAAAGAAGGATATGATATTTGGCAAAGAAAATGGATTCAACCATCATTAGATATGTTATTCGACGATATGAGTACAATCACTCACGCTGATGCTGCTCAAGTATTATATAGGAAATATTGGTTAGATTTCGTATATGACGAAAATCAATGGTACGAATTCTACGATCACGGGTGGAACACTTACGCTACTGGTAAGAAAGACGCTCTATCTCTTCAAGTTAAAATAGCCAGTCATTTCCAGAAATTCTTAGAAGACGTCAGATTAGAATATATATTAAAACAAAAAGAAACATTAGATACTAATGAAAATAATCAATTAGAAACAAAAGTAACAGTACTAAGTAATTTTATTAAAAAAATCAAAACAATGTCTTTTTTGAGACAAATGGTAGATTATAGCGTCAATTATTTCTCCGTAAAAGGATTCTGTAATCAATTAAATCTAAATCCAAAAACAATGAGAGTTAAAAATGGAATCATCGAATGTACATCGAAAGCCGCTGTATTTCGTAGAGGAAAGCCTGAAGATTATATAAGTATTTGTGCAGGTGTTAAATATAATCAAGCATTAAGATTCAATGATAAAAATGTAGAAGAATTCATGTATTGGGTTAAACAAATGTTCATTAAATATAATGTTATAGAATATTTCTTGAGGCTTAACGCAAGTTTCTTGCACGGAGGAAATCTTCAAAAACTATTCATTGTTTTCACTGGCGAGAAAGGCAATAACTCAAAATCTACATTCATTAGTTGTATGAAACAAGCATTAGGGGATTATCATATGGAAATTCCAACTGCTATGCTCACAAATAAACGCGGATCGGCAGAATCAGCGAACCCTGCTATGGCTCGATTGGAGTTTGCTAGAGTTTGCTGTGCCAAAGAGACCGATCAAGGTGAAAAACTACAAGCAGGTGTTATCAGAGAATTAACAGGAAATGATAGTATTTTTGCAAGAAAATTATTCGATAATGGAAAAGATATCAAACCTCAAATTAAGCTTATCTTAGCTTGTAATACATTGAGTGAAATTAATTATACAGAAAGCGCTATTAAAAATCGTTTAATTAATATCATGTTCAACTCTGTATGGTCAAATGATGCACCAGAGACCATTGAAGAGCAGTTCAAGCAAAGAATTTTCAAAGCAGATCAATATTTCGACGATAAACTTCCTGAATTAGCAGAAGCATTTTTATGGGTGATTGTTCAATATTATGAAAAATCTATCACAGACCCTATGGCTGTCCCTGCAGAGATTATGGAAAACACAGAAGCATATTGGAGAAGTAACGATCTCTTCCAACAGTTCGTGGATGGTAATCTAATTCAAGAAACTAATCCTGCAAAGAAAGATACTACATTCATCCCTATGAAGGACTGCTGGAATGTGTTCGTAAATTGGATGGGAGAAGAACATCCCACATATCGTCTGCCTGATAGTAAAGTTTTTTACAAAGAAATGGATAACAAATTAGGAAAACTTAAAGATAAAAGATGGTATTCTTGGAGACTGCCTGATCAGGTAATATTATAATCAACAATATGAATATATAATAGATGGATTATTTTATAAACTTATAAAATAAATAGGAATTGAATAAAATCTAATATATATTAAAAATATAACTAATATAATTATAAACATTTTTATAATTATTTAAAATGTATAATTCATTCAATTCGTATGGTAATTCTAGTTATCATTCGTTGTATCCAATAATAACTGTTGATTGTACGGGACCGTCTCAATCTGATGAATTCGTAGAGTATAATTATAATTATAATAATAATGATATAGGTTATAATAATAATGATATAGGTTATAATAATATTTATCAACCTGTTCATAATAATTATGGCTCTTTATATCCAATTATAGATTCCAATCAATCTTTCAATAATATACAGGATTATACTCATATGTATCAACCTATTCAACCTATCAATAATACGTCTCGATCATTGTATCCAGTGGTATATGATTGTCAAACAGGTCCTAACCAACCTGATGTGATAGAATACAACTATGAACAATGTAATAATGATTGTAATTCCAATATTAATCAGATATATCATGATTGTAATACTACCGTTCCGATTGACTCTCAATTATTAGATAATATTTATAGTAATTCTCTATATCCAATTATAGATACTAATACATTTATACCAGATGCTAATTATAATATACCAATTTATACTAATTCATTGTATCCTATTGTAACTTCCGAATGCCCTATAGTGTTAAATAATCCTAATGAAATAATAGAATTTGATAATACTACCCCAGAAGCATGTAATAATACTACTAGTCAAATAATAGAAGTTGATAATCGGTCATATCAACAATACCGAGCTGATACTAATAATATTAATATCGATTATTCAACTATGTATAATAATACTCAATCTTGTTTATATCCAATAGTTACTTCCGAATGCATAGTGACATCGAATGATACCAATGAAATAATAGAAGTTGATAATACTCCATATGCATGTAATAATATTAATGTAGTAGATGATAATCCTAATTATTCGTGCGTTAATTCTATTCCTATATATAATACTCAATCTTTTCTGTATCCCATTGTTACATCTGAAATCATAGTATCTAATAATGATACTAATCAAATAATAGAAGTTGATAATACTCCAGATGTATGTGATGATCGATCGTTGGATAATATTAACTATTCATATATAAATTCTATACCTATATATAATACTCAATCATCTTTGTATCCTATTGTAATACAAGAATGTTATACCGCATCAAATGACAATAATCAATCTATAGAATATGATACAGCATGTGATAATACTAATATCCCATGTGATAATAATTCTAATTCTAATTATTCATATTTGTACAACTCAGTTGTATCCAATTATAATCGACATTCTCTATATCCAATAATAACTTATCAGTGCTCCACAGCCGAAGACCAATGCCTTCTTGGCGGTGCATCATCAAATGATACTAGTCAGATAGAGTATGAAAATACTAATATACCAACTATGCAGTTTGGAGATTATACGGATCGATCATTAGGGGTCGGAGATATTCCTAGTTATTCATATATGGATTCTACATATCATCCCAATTACAGTCGTCCTTCTTTATATCCTATTGTAACTTCCGATTTTAGTTCGGCACTGAATAATGTCGATCAATTCGTTCCAGAATATGCACAATATAATACAAATATTAGTCAATTCGTTCCAGATGCACAATATAATACTAACATTAATCAATTTATACCAGATTATATGCAAGCGAATGAATTTGTACCGATTTATAATCACCGTCATAATCACAATTATAATTATAATTATAATAGCAATTGGTATGATCAACAAAATTATAATTGTTATGAGGGTAATCCCAACTGTAATCCAGTTGGACCAGAATGTAATCTTAGTTGTAATTTCAATTATTATAATAGATGTATTCCGTTATGCACTCGAGGTCCAACAGGTGCAATTGGACCAACTGGATATACAGGGTCAACAGGGCCTACAGGAATTAAAGGATTGACTGGTTCAACAGGACCCACAGGAATTCAAGGATTAATAGGACCAACAGGGCCCACAGGATTCACAGGTCCTGCAGGACAAGCAGCTTTAACTGGATCAACAGGAAATCAAGGACCTACTGGATATACAGGTCCAACAGGAATTCAGGGTGTAACGGGACCAACTGGGTATACAGGATATACTGGAGATATTGGACCTACAGGAGTTCAGGGTTTAACAGGTCCGACAGGATTTACAGGGGATATTGGTCCAACAGGATTTACAGGATTTACAGGAGCTCAAGGAATTCAAGGAGTAACTGGACCAACAGGATTTACAGGAGCTCAAGGTGTCCAAGGAGTAACAGGTCCGACAGGAGCTCAAGGAATCCAAGGAGTAACTGGACCAACAGGATTTACAGGAGCTCAAGGTGTCCAAGGAGTAACAGGTCC